TCCGCACCTGTTTGCTCAACGCCAAGTGATTGCTTAACTGCCTTTTGGTTGTTCTCAATCGCCTTCTGGTACTCTTCAAACTCTTGCGGCGACAACTTCGCCTGAATTTCTTCAATCGTCAGGCCGGCAGTGCCAAACGCGTCATTGATCTTGTCGGTGCCAAGCTCAAGTTGCTGAAGGGCGGTGTTTTCAACGCCGGCGGCTTGCCGACGCTCCGCGTCAAGCCCCCTAGTTGCAGCCGCCTGTCGCTCTGGAGGCAGAAACTGCACAAGCTCTCGCTTTTCTTGGATTTCTTCGGCGGCAGTCCGCCCGAAAGTTGCTTCGGCTGTCTCGCGTCGAAGGTTGTCTTCGGCCCTCTTCTTCTCCTCGGGGGTGAGCGACTGATTGTTTCTGATCTGCGACAGGCGACGCTCGTACTTTTGCAGTGGCGTCAGGAATGCTTCTTCAAGCTGCTTGCGGATGCTGTTGGCGAACGAGGTGTCTCTCGATAGAGCGTCTTGGTTTCGCTTAAATTTCCGCTCAGCCTCAGCCCTGGCGTCCGCAATGTTTTCGCGTCCCTCTTGTCCTTCTCCGAACTCACCGGCAGCGGCTCGCTCGGCGATGTCCGTGAGTTCTGCTTCGTACTCGGCGCGGAACTGCTCGGCCTGGGCTTTGATTTCGTCGGAGGCAGGGAACAACTGGACGTTGCCGAATGAGTCCTCGACCTCGGTGTCTGCCGTGAGATCGCGGATGGCGGTTCTTGCGCTGGCAATGTCTTCCTGAATCGACTCAAACAGCTTCTGTATCTCGGCTGGGCCAATTGCGTCGACCAGATTGATCTGTTCTTGGAAGGTCTGCTGAATTTTTTGAGCAGCCGCCTCGAATTCCTCGGTCGAGATATCCCCCTCGGCAAACTTCTGTCGCAACTCTTGCCACTCTGCCTGTGCCTTGAGTGCCGCCTCGCTGGCGGCGCCTCCAAAGCGGGCGGCTGAAAGAGAGAGGTCTTGTAGCCCCGCGTTTGCGCTGTCAATAATCTGCGCTAATGCGTCGTAATCCTCTTCTGGGGGCTCCTCAATAAGCAGATTTTTCTGACCTTCTTCGATGCTTTCTGGGCTGTATGCTCCGCCAGTCATCAAGGACGCACCGACGGCGATTGCCCTGTTTGTGTTGCGAACCTCCTGACGCTTTACCTCCATCTGCTCTGAACGAGCCGCGAGAAGTTCTGCGGTAGTTGCCTGAGCGGCATCAATTGCTGGTGGAGCCTCAATGCCTGAAAATGCGTTAACGATTGAGTTGATTATCCTGCCAATAAAACCGCCGACGCCGGTGAGGATTGAAATAAAGGCGTCGAATACAGCCTGTGCGGCCTCCCCAGCAAGATTGACGATCCCATCGAACGACATTAGCGATGAAATGTTGTCGCCAAAGTTTGCAAAAAAGTCGTAGATGCGGTCAAAGTTCTGATAGATGGCAATGAGGGCGAGCGGGATTAACGCCAGACCAAGAGTCGCCGTGACCCACGCTGCTGCCATAACCAAAGATGCTGCCGTGCTGGCTGCTGCCGTTGCACTCATCCCCGTCGTGTATGCAACCATTGCAGCCAAAGAAGGAGCGACCCACGAAGTGAAAGTCGCAACCCCCATCGCGATTGATCGTCCAATGATCAGGGTCGCGTTTGTGACCCATGCGATCGACGTCCGGACAAGTCCGACCGTAATCGCCTTAAAAGCTGCGAGCGAGTTGACCGCAAGGAATCGAACAGCGCCAACAAGGCTGGTTCCAATCAGCTTAACTAGCCTGCCTATCACTGCGCCAGGAGAAACGCCTAGAGCGATCAGGGCAGCGTTAAACATCCCGGTGGCAACAACACCTGCCGCTAGCAGTGAAATAACCTTGAGAATTCCCTTGCTAAGCTCCTCCATCGACATGGTGGCAGCATCAAAGGACGGCACGAACTGGTCATAAATAGCCTGGGCGGCATCCGCAAAGCCGTCAGCGATAGATTCAACGATCGTTAGTAGCCTCATCATTGCTTCGCCAACAAGCTCGGCGAGCGCGGCAACCACCGGGAAGAATGAAAATGCTGAAACAAGTTTTACAACGGAAGCCGCTATCCTGAGAATGACATTTATAACTCTACCGAGAACCTCAAGGAACGTCGCAATAGGCTGCGTGAAGTCAGCAAAGGCTCTGCCGCCCTCGGTAACAAACGCAGCAAGTCCGCCACGGACGTCGGCCAGAAAGTTGTTGATGCCTGTCTGAAGGGAACTGAACGCCAGCAAGCCCGCCTGCGAAAGCTGAGCGGATGCTCGTGAAGCCCTGTCAAAGCTCATGTTGAGTTCGTTGAGCGAGGCAATATCTACGCTCGATGTGGCGACGTTGAGCCGCCTCATGTCGGCAGCAATCTCGTCGAGCCCCCCCAGGGCAGGAATGATCCTTGCTCCAGTGCTGCCAAATATGTCCAGAGCGATGCCTGTTCTGTCGGCAGCGTCCTCGACCTCAAGCAGCCTTTGGGCCACGAGATTGAATAGTTCGTCCGGGGCAAGTCCCCTGATCTGCTCGATTGAGATGCCAAGTCTTGAAAAACCAGAGGCGGCGTCGCTTGTTTCGGGGAGGTCAAGCTGGCCGATCCTGATCTTGCTCACGTTCTGACTAAATTCCTGCTGCGCTCTCGCGAGACTCGTCAGCGACACATTTGCCGACTCTGCGGCAAACCGGAACCGCTCAATTTCTTGAGTGACAGTGCCGAATTGGAACGCGAGGTTCTTGAGTCGCTCTGCTTGGTCAGAAAGAGTTTCAAGCTCCTCAGAGAACTCTCCCGTGGCTACCGCAGCGAGCGCTGCGAACGCCGTGACTTGGGGGATAATCGCGGCAAACCCAGTCAGGCCGGCAAGAGCGCCAGCGGTCGCCCCGCCAAGAATGCTTGTCCCTGACGCTAACGCTGCAACGGCTCCAGAGACGGCCCCCATTGCGGCAGCAGCGGCAGCACCCCTGGCGGCTATCTCAGCCAGAGTGATCGCCGACCTGTCGCTCGAAGCGGCCTCGGCGATGAACTGGAAGGCAAAGGATACCCTGCCAAGCTGGACTGCAAGGTCTCCGCCGCTGGCCGAAGCACGAGTGAGGAGGCCTGGAGTTGCGGAAAGGACGTTAGTAAACGCCTGTAGCGACGTTGTCGCACCACTTATCGCGGTTGTGATTGCCTGCGCCGATGCCGATGCGGCTTGTGATCCTGCGGCAAAGCCTACTTGAACGCCAATAATTCTGGCGAGAGCCAGAGCGTATCCTTGCGATTCCTCCGAAAGGTCTTGAGTCAAGACTTTGGCAAGGCCCACGACTGCTGAGTAGGCCGAAATGCTCGCAATGAAACTTACGGCTGACTTGCTCAGGGCTGCAAACACAACCTGCGTGCCACGCAAGTCTCCGCTTAGGGCTCTTGTGATATTGCTAAAGCCACCGGCCTGATCGCCAAGCGACTTGATCGCAGCAACGAAGGCTACGACGACACGACTTATGATATTCTCAGCACTAAACTTAAAATCCGAAGTTGCTTCGGCTGCTCGCCCCATCGCCGAGACAAATTCGTCTACCGTTGTTGCGTTTATGGCATCCCCGGCGCTCCTTGCAGTTTGGGAAATTCCATCAAGGGCTCCCCTGGCAGCAGCCCCAGCTTCTCCACTCGTTGCGGCAATCGTTCGCATCGCTGCGACGATCTCTGCGGCACCAGATTCCGCAGCTAAGTCCCCAGTAGCTGCGAGCGAGAGAGCCTCTCTCGCAGCGTCTCCGAAGCTACTAACAGCGGCTTGGGCTGACTTAAATGCGCTGCCTGACACAAGTGAGATAGATCGGGAAAGTTCCGCAACACTGTCGCTTGCCGCGTCAACAGACTCACTATCTATGTCAATGGAAAAGCCAGAAGACTTTTCCTGAATTTCATCAAGAGAATCCGAAAGCGTGTCTACCTTTTCCTGCAACTCGTCGAAGTAACCGATCGCCTCGTCTATTCCAGCGCGAAGTTGGGACAGGTCTGCCGAGAAGGCTACGGAGAGTGATCCAAGAGTTGCCATTATCCGCCAAACCCTGGAATTTTCGCGAGTTCAGCAAGCATTTGCTCTGCGGACTGAGGCTTTCGGCGGTAACTCGGCATGAGCAGTTCCTCCTCAAGATTTTTGCAGCCCCAGGCAGTGCATAAAGCCGTGGCGAGACGAGAGACCTGTCGCCACTCGTCTCCCCAAGGCTCAATAGTCCAAAACGCTTCCCATTCGGCTAGTTCAGCCGCATCAATAGTCTCCAAAAGCTCCTTGTGCGACCTGCCTAACGCCAATGCGAGCCTAAACTCGAAGTGACGTCGCGGTCGCGTCAGGAGTTTCCCGCCAACTCATCAACGTCGTCGCGAGTAAAGCGGTTGTGCTTCATGCAGGCCTGGAAGAGCTTGTCGAGTACAGCGGCAGACTTCTCGCCAAGCTGCGGAATCTCCTCTTCGGAGAAGAGCCGGTCGCCAGACTCATCGCACAAGCACTTGCTCACCAGCTTGGCTCGCACCATCTCGACGTTCCGGTTGCCATCGACGAACTCAGACTCAAACCGGTCTCTTTCCGTGCCGGACATGACCTTGAGAAACACGCTACCGCCCCACTCTGGGACTTCTACCTCAATTTTCTTGCTGTCATCAGCCGCAAGAATCGCTGCCTTGGAAAGGGCCATTGCCTACCTCTTCCTGAAAAACAACTAGAGACGAAAGACGACTGTGCCTTTCACAAGATCTCCAACTGTTGCCTCTGCATTAATTTCTTCACAAGTCGCCTGCCAGCTTGTCGGAAAGTTACCGCCAGAGATTGCCAGCAACTTGGTCGTGCCGACAAGATTGTCGGGGAGTGCTGCACCAAAAAACTCGCAGGTGATTTTTCCAAAGCTCTTTACTGAGTGGTCTAAATCTTGTTGAATTATTTTTTTGTTTGTGTTGCCTGGGTCTTGGACAACGACTGAACTCATAGAAGTGATATCAATTTCGTTTATCGAACACCCAGACCAGCTAATGCCGATAACATCGAACTGCGTTCCGGCTGGGGGTTCCCCTCCGAATGTCAGAGTAATTCCATGTGATGAAGTAAAAGGCATAAGGCGTGAGCCTGTCCAGACAAAGGCTAGAACTTAAATGTCGCTGACCCTTTTATTAGCTCTCCGGCGGAGGCTGTAATTGAAACGCCGGTTGCAAGTGCTGACCCGCTCGCTACTGCGCCAAAGTTTGTATTTGCAACTGATCCGGCTGTGGTTCCCTCGAAGGAAAAATTATAAAACGTGTCTGTTGGCGGAGAGACGGCGCCAATCCAGTCAACCTTTATTGAAGAAGGTGGGTAAAGCCCACCAAACCTAAATCGCGTCAGTGATCCCGATTGAGTGCCAATGTTTAGGGAAGTCGCATCAACCTCACCTCCACCGTACGACACAGAAATGCCGGTCGCGGTGTAGACTTGATTATTGAATTTAAAGACTACGCCGTGCGAATTTTTAAAATCAGCCATTTCTAGTCAAACGAAACCTTAAAGGTCGCGCTCCCTTTTACTAGGTCGCCAACTGCCCCGGTGGTAGTAACTCCGGTGGCGTAAGCCTTTGTTCCTGTGTGGTACAGACCGGACGACATCGAGAATGTGTAGGTTCCTCCTCCGGGCGGGGCGGTTTCCCCGATCCAGTCAACCTTTATGTCGACCGCTTCAACTTCGCTCGTCCTGTACCTACGGAAAGAGTTGCTCGCATCGTTTAGTGTTGTGCATTCAATCTCAGAAGCCTGCCTGCTGACACTGATGCTGGTGGCCTCGTAAACTGTTCCTGCAAACGTGAATTGCATTGCATCAGTCCTTGGAAACTTTGAAGGTAGCTGAACCCTTAACTACGTCTCCGACGGCGACAACGTGAGAGAGGCCAGTGCAGATGGCAGTGCATCTTAATGAGGACGAGGTGGTGGTTGAGGCGATCCCCCCTGCGGCTGTTGAGCGAAGTTCAAATCCGTGTGCCGTGTTTGTGGACGAAATCAACAGGACAGCAGTTTTCTTTGTTTCAGGAGACCTTGAGCCGATCCAGTCAACCTTAAATGTGTATTCAACTAAATCAGAAGGAGTGAAAGACCTAGTTGATCCGTATGCCTGATTAAGGGTGGCAGTATCAATCTCTCCACGGGACTCCGAAATGGATATCGACGTGGCGGCATAAGTCGTGCCAGAGAAGCTAAAAGTAATTCCCTGCGAGCTTTCAAAAGCCATCAAACAACTCCAATTCGATGCCGGTGCTGAGTCGCCGAGGCTTTTCGCTTCGGCGACTCATCCGCGTGTTAGCTACGAATTTGTCAGGCGAAAGGTCGCTGAACCCTTAATTAGCTCTCCAACCTGAGCAGTCACATCGACGCTCGTGCAGAGAGCGGCAGTGGGGATGCCGGTGGTAAAGGCCGAGTTGCTGCCGGATCCGTCCACCGTCCAGGTGATCGAACCGGTCGCGGTCTGCTGGGGGACGGTCAGGCCGACGAAATCGACCTTTAGCTCGTCGCCTTCGCGGATCGGGGCGGCGCGATACTGCCGGAACTCGCCGTGAGGAGTCTCCAGCGACGTGACGTCGATCTCTGAGACCCTCTTTGAAACGGAAATGCTGTTCGCGGTAAACGCGGTGCCGGAAAAATCGAACTTAATTCCTTGACTACTCTCGTAAGCCATTTTCCCCTCCTTGGGAATAATTAGGTCTGCTCGGAGAAACGAACTTCGTAAATTTGGTCAACGCGGTAAAGCGGTTTCGACTGGCCCTCTCGGGGGCGTTCCATTCCGTCCGATTCGGCAACCAGCGAGCTTAGTACTATTTTCGCTCCATTTGCTTCGCCCGTAAAGTTATCAACGGAGAGACGAATTGAATCGGCAATAGTCTTAACTTCAGAATAAGATTCAGAGACTATTGATACCGAAAAAACGGCAACGGGAACGCCGTAATTGCCGCCAAGACCTCGCTCTCGGGTCGTAGAGGTGCGGCGGTACACGACTAACGGGTAGGGGGCGTTTTGCGCGGCCAGTACTGGGTAAATGCCCGCAGCGGTGGCTGCTGAAACCTGCCCTCTTAGCCATTTTTCAGGAAAGGACACTCACTTCCTCCATCCAGTTTTCAAACAAGACTGTCGCCTCTGATTGGAATGAGGTAAACCCTCGGACTAGTACAGTCTCAAGCTCGTCGTCCTGAACCCATGTCAAAACCGTGCGCCGCTGCCTGGGGATGTCTTCCAGCGAAGGGTTGCCTCCGGTTTCTACTCCAGACTCATACCCGACCAGAACCGAGTCACCGGCGGACTCCCAAATCACGGACTCCTTTAATCTTCCCGAATAGCCTGGAGGAGTCTCGCCGCGCAGGCGTTCGGCGAAGCTGGAGGCAAGGTGGGAAGATACAGTGGAGTCTTGCGGGAGAACCGGAGGCTGAAGATTTATGCTCAGTTTTGCCTTCACGACACCTGCTCCGCACACGAGAGACGGTGCTCTTCTCTGTTATTAAGTTCGGTGATAGAGAGAATGTCGAGGACTCTCTCCGGCGACCGGCTTGTCCACAAGAGTCGCATTTCCGCCTCTAGCCCCGGTACATACCGCATAGAGACATCGTGACTAGCAACCGTGCGATTACCCTGCCCGTCCATCGTCTCGCGAACAACGATACCGTCGATCTTCGCTCGACGCGTCGCAAACGTCTCCCACGTAGTCGTCGACTCGCCAAAGTCGTTAACGGTCTCGACTGGTCGCTGGACGGTCACCGACTCGCGGAGTAGGCCTGCCTGAATCACCGGTACTGCCCCCAATTGATCGTCCCCATCAGTGCCTCGACGCCCAGTGGGACTGGATTCATGCCGCCTGGGGTAACCGCCTCGCGGGCTGTGTACCAGTGAGCCACGAGCATCAGGATCGTGTGCCTCGCTGCGGCTGGGACATCATCACCAGACTCGCCGTAGCCAGCCCAGTAGGTAATTGTGACGTCGTTCTCGGCTCCTCGGGCAGTCGGCCAGGATCCATTCCACTGCGGTCGGATGACCTGCGGCTCGCTGTCGCGATCTGTGCGGAAGTCGGTGAAAGCAACTGGCGTGTAGTCACCGGTGTTGCTTGGAACGTACGTAACGACAACCGGATCAGACATCACCGGCGGGCGCCGAAGCTCGATATCGTTTGAGGGAAACATATCGAACTTGAGTTGCCACTGGCTGCGGATCAGCGTCCTGTCAGCAGCGTTCTCGACCCACACCCTGGCGGCGGTGATCAGAGTCTGGAGGTAAAGGTCGTCGTCAGAAAACGAAGCGTCGATACGCAGATGCTCCTTCGCCTGCGAAACCGAGACCGGCTCGACAGACGGCTCTTGGAGCCGCCGCACGGAGCGGTAGCGGAGGTTTCCCCGCTGAGTGAACTCATAGTACCTCACAGCCGCTTAACCTTTCTCGGGCGGGCATCAGCATTCTCTGCCGGAGTCTCAACGGCAGCGACCTCGACGCTGCGGTTCTCCGAGAACCGCTCAGCGATGCCCGTGTTGATCCAGTTCATCGCCGTCGGTTCGTATACGCTCGCCGTGTCACCTTTTTTGTGAAACGACCAGTCCTTCAGCATTCGGACTTTCATCGAACGCAAACTCATTCTTCTGACCCCTTTCTTGACTTCTCCGCGTGTTCCCTGCTGCCCCATGCCTCCGGTGGCCTGCACCCTCCATCGTTCCAGTAGTGTGTTGGGTATTGGTGAATTGCCTTCAGTTGTTGGTTCGGCCACGTTATCACTAGCTCGGCGTGACCGATTGCCACCTGTGGGCAAATCGCCATCGTGTTTCCAACTTCTTGCCACTTGTTCCAAAAGTAAATGTCCGCATCGACTCGACCATCACCCCAGTCGTCGTTATCTCCCGGAACCCCCATGAGCCACGGCTTTTTCATCCTCCGCAAGGCATCGACGCGAAGGATTGTCAGTCCGAAATGCAGGCTCTCGGCTGGCTGAGCCGGCTTCTCCCACCACTCATTCGGGAGAGTTATTTCTGTCTTGCCACTTCCTGAAAACCCAACAGGCGTAAACATCAGCGTCTTGTCGTCACGCTTGGTCTGGAGGGGCGCGATTGCGTCGTAGCCAGTAACCATCATCGCTGCCATTAAGCGAGTGAGGCAGTCAGGCTCAAAAACGCTATCGTAGTCCAGCGTGACGATGTACTGAAAGTCTTGTGGATCCTCGCAGACTTGAGTCAGAATGTTGCTCAGAGTCTGATCCCAGAACGCACCAGTACCTTTGATTAATTGAATGCCATGCGGCGAGAGTGCAGCGTGCGCACAAAAGAAATTGTCCATAAAGCCGAGTCGCGGCACTGACATACAGGCCGCGACTCGGACATCATGCTCGACATTGCCTACCTGAACTCGCACTTGAAGTGCTCCTGTCTTCGCTGGTAGGCGACGGGCTTCCTTGCCCTATAACTGCCCTCCGTGGCCGACTCAGCCGCTCACGAAGTTGTTGACACCAGCGTAGCCAAGGCTGTTGTTGCCCTGCTCAGAAACCGTGTCACCCTGCTTGGCAACGGTCGGCATCTCTTCGCACTTGCTCAGACGAGCAACGCTTGCGACGGTCGACTGGTTTCCTGGAGTGGCGACGACCTTGAGGAACCGCTTGCGGCCACGCAGGTCGACGTTAAAGCGGCATACGGCACCGTTACTGCCAGTGGTGGCTCCAGCGCCAGCCGTGACTGAAAGGCCAGAAACGTCAGCGAAGCCGCTGCCGCTCGTGTCGCTTTCCTGAACCTTCAGCACACTTGCATACGAGCTAGTCGCAGCAGTGAACTTGGCAAAGACGACGTCTACGCTGGCATAGTTGCAGCCGTACGTGTCAATCTCATGCGAGTGAGTCTGACCAGTCGTGACACCAACGGAGATCGCTGAGTCGGTCTTGGTTCCTTCGAGATAATTCATCTTCTTAAACCTCTGTGAGTGTGTCCAAACAAAATCAGGAGAGAGCCGTGCGGAGGGCAACGATTGGGCCAGCCTTATCATTGCTGCCGCAGTCGTGAGTAACACAGTCGAACCGAGTGGTTGCCACGATCAGAGTCTGATCGAGTTCGGCGTACCGGTCGGTTGACGTCTTCAGATTCAGACCGCGACGAGTGGCGTAAATGCTGCCCATCGAAAGGTCGCCGAAGAGGAACTTGACCGCGCCGGGATCGGCTTCGATCGAGTTGCTCATAGTGTGCACCATTCGCACTGGATATCCCAAAAGTCGAAGCTCGGCTTGAGCCGCGAGGTTTGCAGCGGTGTTGCCGCCAGCAAGCCCAACATTGTTCACGAGGCCGAGTCGCTGAACGCTGGCCGCGAACACGGCGGGCGAGCAGTACCAAGCCGCATTGCCGCGAGCAAACAAGGGAAGGCGACCGACAGTGGCGACGAGGTCGTCAATGTCGAGCGTGCTGGCACCTGTGTTGCCGGTGGCGGCGGTCACAACGCTGGCGTCGTGGTTGCCGTCAACGATCTTGGTGCAGGCACCAATGATGCCGCCGTGGTCTCCGATCCCGGTGCCGACAAAGCCGACAGTGTCAACCAGTTCAGCAATCGATCGACCGATCTCGCCAGTGATATAATCAGCAAGACCCAGTACCGAGTCTTCCAAAATCTCGGAAGACATACGATTGCTGACCGCTGCCTTCTTCGCCACGCACTGGACTCGATCCCAGCTAGCGTCCGAATCTGGCACCGACGTGTTCTCGCCGATGAAGTAGGCCTTCAGCCCACCAGTCCGGCGAGGAATGACAAGCGTGTCGCTCTTCATCTCGATGTTACGGGCGTACTGCGGAAACGCACCGTACTCTTCGACAAGGACGATGATTTCGTTCAGCACTTCTTCACTGACGAACACGCCGCCCTGGGCGTTGACGCTTTCACTGAGGGCTCGACTCTCGGCGACGCCGTGATCGGCACACCAGCGAGCGGCGTTCGGATCCTTCAGGAGGGTGGCCTTAAAGAATTGACCAGCGCGATAGGCCCGCTCTTCAGCGTTCTGGCCCTTGAAATTGCGGAGGCGACCAGCCCCCGGCATTTTGCCGTAAATCTGCATCGATCGTGTCTCCTTTCGAGAACCTGCGGGAGTGGCCTTATCGAGAACGCTGCGGAGTTCAAGCTCCTTGGCAGCAACGCCTTCGTAGAAGCGAATCTTTTTCTTCAGCTTTTCGGCACGCGAGCAAAGGCATCGAAGCTTCCGCTCCTTCTCCTCATCCATGCCCTCGGCGTCTTCCTTCTCGTCCGTCTCCATCATCCGCTTCTTTCTCATCATGTAGCCGGACTGTTCGATCTCGTCTTCATCTTCTTCTTCGCCCTCGCGGCCTTCTTCGTCCTTCTCCTCGTCAAGAAGAGCGTCCTCGCGGCCTTCTTCGTCTTCCTCCTCATCAAGAAGAGCGTCCTCGCGATCTTCCTTTTCTTCGTCCGTCATTTCGTCGGTGCGTGGTTCGCTTTCCTGCACGGCACCCATCTCAGCGAGAACGCCAGCGAGTTCGTCGAGCAGTTCCTTGATCTTTGCGGAGGCTTCCATCTTTTCCTCGTCTTTAAAAATGTTCGGTAAAACGCGGGGGTAAACTCTGCCCACAGATTTCAATTTACACGCCGCTGCTCTACGCCAAAAGAATTAGTGTTGTAACGTACAACTTTTTCTTCCGTTGTTCGCCGGAAGATTCGAGAGGCAGGAACGACTGTTCTCGCTTGATGTCCGCAAGAACGGCACTCTAGGTAGCGGACTTGTTGATTTCCGCACGGCTTGCTGGTTCTGGTTCGCATCCTGCCGCTGCAAGACGAGCAGGGACACTTGTCGCCGGAATTCAAGTGGCTTTCCTTTTGGGAGGTTTATTTAGACCCATCGCTTCTTGCCCTGCATAGACAGCGGTCGGAACCGCAAGTGTCGCTATAACATTCTTGGCGACCGCAGACCCGGCAATCTTAAAGCCGGCTTTTGTCAGTCGGGCGACAACTCGCTTCGTGTAGTCGCCCTTTTTTGGCTTGACGACAATTTTTACTTCGCGGTCGGTTGCCCCACTTGCAAACGTCTTAATCTTGTTAATTCTTTCCGCAGTTAAGCAGTCGAGCTTGCAGCGTGGGTATACAGTAATCGACTTTTCTTTAATATCGATCGTGTACTGAGTCTTTTTATCCTGGTCTTTGACGCTGAGAACTAGGTCTTTCTTTCCAGCAGTGTCGAGTACAGAGTCGCTGCTGCCGCCCAGAGACTTTACTAGGGTGTTCAGCTTTTTCTCTGTTGTACCAACTTTGCTCATGCGTTTGGCGATTTCTGTCGGCTTTTTTTTGTTGTCGTAAATTCCCTTTACGAAACCAGCGGCGGCACCTGCGCCGGCACCAACCAGTAACCCTGGGGGAAAGTCAGTAAAGCCGGCGCCGGCTGCGATTGCAGCACCAGCGGCGGCGCCCTTTGCCGCTCCCTTCGCCGCATCTCCAGCACAACTGTTCCCCTTCTTGAATCCGCCTGCGCCGGTGCCGCAGTTTTCCTTCCGGGATTCCAGAAAGATGATGCTGCTGGCGACTCGCAATTCGAGCGATCGCTTCTCGTCCAGGAGGATCTCGTTTGTGCCGTGGCTTTCGTGACTCATCAGATGTTTTCTGCCCTGGGTGATCACTTCCTGGGTGGCTTGGTGGGTCTCTTCAACTCGCTGCCGTAAGTGCTTCCTTTCTTGAAGCCACCGGAACCTGCGCCGCAGTCGCGGAACTCCCTGATTATCTCCCTAGCGATTCGAGTAGCTCGCTGGGTGGTCGACACCTTGGCTGAACGCTTCTTTGCCGAAGATGGCGGGCTAGAAGTGTTCTCTTTTTTTGCGACGGCATGGCCGCGACGCTCCGCGAAAAATGCCATTAGGCTTGCGATGCGACGATCAAAGCTTTTCTGCGGAGACTTGCGTCGCAGCTTGTACTGCTGGTAACTCCGCTGGGCCACTGCAACTGTAGAGTCAGCGTAGGCGGGATAGGTCACGGGGCCGCAGTCGAGCAGAGACTTGATCTTGGTCACCGTCCTGATGCTCTGGCCGTCCTCCGTACTCCACCGCTCGCCGTCGTCGGCAACCACGAACGAGAAGCTGCTGCCCCGGAGGTCTCCCCTAGAGACAAGTTCAGCTAAATCATGGCGACTCTCGGGGAGCAGGATTTGGTATCGCAGACCGACCTTGTCAACAGTCAGCTTCATCGTGTCTGGGTAGCGACCGATCAGGTGATTCGGATCGTGGTTGTAGAGGCCGCGAGTCTCCAGCGGCTTGCCGTCGAAGTCCTTTCCTCGCTCAACAATCTCGAATGCCTCTGGGGAGATTCGCTCAATGAAATCCCCCATCATCAGACTGTCGGTGTGAAACTTGGCGGCATAGCCAACAAGATAAACTTGCTGCTTGCCTGTCTGTGGATCGGTGCGGCGTTCAACCGACAAATCGCCCTTGGCAGGCTTCTTCTCGGGACTGCCGACAAATCGGCGCTCTACTCCCTGCATTGTTGTGCTCCGGCTTTCTTTGAAGTATTTTTTCACGACGTCCTTGTGATCCCCCGGTCGTCCGCCTTCGGCGTCAATCCGCTCCAGGCATTCCTCCTCGCTGCATTCCATCTCGATATAGTTGACAGGAACGTCCTTGAGACGATCCTTCAGCGTGTCGTCTGGCGAAGTTACAATGATCCACGTATGGTCGGCTTTGCCGCTGCGGATCGCTTTATCTATGATAAGCGTTCTGATGTCCGTACAATAAGAAACTAAATTTTCGTTGGTGTTATACATCGGCCCGCCAGTAATGGCAGACATGACTTTGTTAAAGTCAAACACGACGTCATTGTCACCCTTGTGGTCTTCGACGTAAGTTGTCTTGCCGCTAGCCGGTGGGCCGAAGACAACCGTAACCCTCGGCTTGATTCCTTGAGAAGAGCCAAACGGGCGGAGAGACCTACCCTCTTTCTCGTCGGCGGCTTCCATCTGACTGACAACCTTTTCTGCCCACGTTCGACCTGCTGGGCCCCCCCAGAGCAAATCCGCAATTTTGCCGTTGCTGGGCCAGCCCTTCTCGCCTGGGCGAAAACCTTCGGCCTTAGAGTTCTTTGCGTGGCGGTCGAAGAACGCCTTCATTCGCTTGACTGTCTGCGGACTTAGCTGCTTGCCGTTCGCCAAGTCTCTGGCCCTGGCAACCCCGATCGCAGTGCCGCCGCGACCGTGTTCTCGCCGGTACGCGAGGCCTCGCTCAGCAGCCTTGCGGACGCCTTCGGGCGGAGTGAAATCAATCTTCTCGTACTTCTTCGGAACCGCCATCGGTCTCCTCTGCTTGCTCCAGGAAATTTAAGTCTTCGGGCGTTCTTTCCTGCGGCCCGCGATCAATTATTTCTCGCCAGACCTGATCCAGCACCTCTTCGTCCTCGTTCGTGATGTCCCAGTCGGCAGCGCGTTCGCCTGGGGTGAACTTGGACTCGGCTCGACGACGTCTCTTTCGAGAATCCATGTATCGCATCAACGCCTCTCGGCTGGGGCTTCGCGGGCGGCGGTCGAAGTGGAGGGTGATATCGCCGCCGTATTCCTTCCACCAATCCTGCCCTCCATTCATCGAAAAAAGCTGGAGGAGGTCGACTGGCTTTTTGCCGCCGTTTGCATCGACAAGAGCGTTGTAGTTATCCTCGGCCTCCTGCACGATGGCAGCGGCAAGGTCGAGGTCTCCTCCAGACTCCATCGCCCGGATCTCAGACTGGCTATCTATTGCCCTCCACGCGCTGTTCATGGTCGCGTTGTAGCCAAACTTAGGCCAAACAGCGTAGCCAACCATTCGTACATGCGGATCCGGCTCGTCTGCTCTGGCAGCATTCATTTTCAATTCAGCCAAGGGGGCTGATGTAGCTCTAATTACCGCCTCGCTCGCAATTCCCTGTCGCTGGAAGTCTGGATGAACGAACATTGACGATAGGTAAAGCTTTGGCCCTGCATCGCTTGGAGTGATGAGGCGGCGTGCTTGGGCCGCGACAACGGTTTTTCCGACGCTCTTGGCAAATGGCTTCTCGTGCGGAGCGAAACCCTCTCCAGTTGAGCGTCCTTTCGATTCCCAAATGACGCTGACCTTTCCTCCACCTGGGTTGATGGTAACTGTCGGCTTAGAAATCACTCCATCCCTT